TCATACTCTTATATAACGTAAAAAAAAACTTAATTTGTAGAATTGATTAAGCAAAAAAAAAGCCCCCAATTAAGGAGGCTTCATTTTCTAACTAAATAATTGATTATGGTACAGGTACTGCTACAACCGTAGGGTCAATTTGTGTAGGTGAAGCTGTAACCGCTGCATCTAAGAAATAAGGTGCCGCTTCTTCGATTCCTTCAAACGTTAGAGTGAAACCACTTAAATCTCCTGCTGATGCCCCTGTTACAACAGTTCCACCAGTACATTCCATACCGTTTTCAAGTCCACAAAGGAAGCTATTCCCGTAGTAATCAACTACAACAATGTAAGGACGGGCTACTGCAAGTAATTGCAACTCAGCTTGAGTCTTAGCATCTAAATAGGTTAATGTCAACGCTAATGTCTGAGTGTAAAAAGTGGTACCATTTTCTCTTGAACTTGTTACAGTTGTTTCAAGACTAGAATTACCTTTTACGTCATACTCAAACCAAGCGGGTGCAGGGCTACCATTTGTTATAGTTGTTTCTTTAGTTGTACCGTCAACTGCTATACTAGCAATCGTTCCGTAGTCTGCAAATAAGACAGTTTTTATGCCACCAAAAGCGGACTTACAAGGGACTTTCCGCCCAGTTGTTAATGCACAAGCCATAATTTTATTTTTTATGAGTTAAAAAAAAAGGGGTAAGTAGATATAACCCACCTACCCCTTTCTAATGATTATTAATTAATTAAGCGTACTCAACCAAGTCAGAAGCAATTCCGAACTGAACAGCAGATGTGAAACGCATCACCATTCTTACATTATTCGAAGCATCCAAGTCTTGCATATCTAAAACTTTCACAGAGTTAGAGTCATTCAACAAACCAGTACCGAAATACAAGTTACTACGTTGAGCAGCATACATTTTATCAGCACTCATCCCTGGACAAACAAAGATTTTCACTCCGTTAACAGTAAGACTTCCGTTGTTCCACCATTGAGTTCCCATATTAGAAACACCATTAGCACCAAGACCACTAGCACCAAACCCACCAAGAGCCTGAACGTAATACTTAGCAGCAGCAGAACCTACATAAAGGAACAAATCCTCTTTTCCGTAAAGAGCCGCAGGAATTGCGTCAACTACTTTAGACATTTCAGTTACAATGTTAGCAGCAGAAAGTGTTCCCGCTGTTACTTGTTGACCTGCTGGAATATCTGATGCAGCAGCAGCAGCAGCGATTAGTTTTTCGAAGCCATCAAACGAGTTGTTTGAACCTGCACCTGTATCACCCTGCCAAATACATAACTCAGTATTCTGAGCAACCTCAGCAGCTACGTGAGCCAACATAAAGTCAGAGAATTTAGGAGGCATTGCCTGTCCCAAACCAAAGCCCATTGATTGAGCTTCCCAATCGTTTACGAAATCATACTTACACAATTGTAGGTTGACTTGTAACTCAACTGGTTGAAGAATACGCTCTGTAAGTGTTACAGAACTGTTTGGTGTGAAATCACAAGATGCTGCGCTTACTAGGTTACCAGTTGCGAGTTTCTTGATTACTTCTTTGAACGCGATGTTAGCCTTTACAGTTACACCACCATCATCAATAGTTGAAGCAGAAAGAAGTGCAGCAGCGATGTACTCACCTGCAAACTCTCCTGCATAGGTTGTAGTGATATTGACAGTTGTCGCCAATGCTACGTTTCTTAAATTACTCATATTCCTTTTATTTATTTAATTTATTTAATACTCTATCTAATGCGCTTGTAAACTTTCCTTTTCCAAATTCTACTTTGGTTTTTTGTGCCGTTACAGCTTCAGGATTGTGTTTGATTGGTTCAGCAGCAGCTTCTGAAAACTCTTCTTTTATTGTTCTAGATTTTAAAACACCTTCACCATCTTCAGCCATCTCTTCTTTAGGGGATATCATAGCTTTGATTTCTTCAATCATAGACTTCATCTCTTCAACAGCAGAAGACAATTCTTCTTTTGTAGCATAGCCCATTTCCTCTTTTACCTCTTCTTTTTCTTCTTCAAGGTCAGGGGTAATTTCTTCCTCTTCAGCAGGTACTTCATCAGACACTTCTTTAACGTCAGCAATAACACCTTCTTCAGATACCACCATTAAGCGACCATCTTCAAGTATATATTCGCCAACAGGCATTGCTACCTTTTCGTCATCGGTAAGGATAAATACTTCCTTACCTTCTTCAAAGGACTCGGCACTAATCATAGTACCGTTTTCCAACTTCATATCTTCAAGTTTGACTTGAATGTTTAGAAGTGTTTTGATTTGATTTAACATTTCGGTTGATTTCATATTATATATATAACGGATTAAAAATTTAATTTTGTATTTTCAGTTAGGTTCTTGTTATAACACCTATGCCCTGCGCCCTCATAGAGCCATCGCAACACGATATAGAATAGGTATTACTATCCCAACACAAACAAGCCCTGCTACTCCCTTTAGGTGATGTTCTACTAGGTATAAACCTGTCTTTGTTATTACTCCGCATCTTCAGTATTTAAAATGTTTACTATTTTATTAAGTAGTTTATCATCTTCAGAAAGTTCTGCTTTAGGCTTACCCATTTTATCTGCAAAATAACCTTCAATTGAGAAGCCTTTGACCTTATTTGTTTTAACATACTCTTTCCATATTTCATCATTATTAACTTTAACAGCACCCATCCACGTTCCAATAGGAACATTCAACCCGTACTTTCTTGACTTATCCATTACCTCGTCTTCAACAATCCAGCTTTCAACTAACGTAAGTCCATTAAGGGCTTGGTCGTGTTCAAGTGTTGAGTTGTTTTGATACCCGTTTTTTAAGTACATCTGTGATGCCTTTACTATGGTATCTTTTGAAAAGAAAATATAGTATTCCCCTTCTTCACCATTTCTGTAAATAGGTTTATTAGGAATTAACAAAGCCCCTAAAAGGATTTTCTTTTCCTTATCTATTTCCGCAAGTTTTATCTCTTCAGAATTTAAAGCTACAAAGTCAGACTCTATGGCAGGGCTTTCTACTATTGAAATGGCTTCAATTCCACCTCCTTCTTGTTCCTCGTCTAATATCAGTTCTACTATTCTCATATGTATATAACGTGTTTAATATTTAATTTTGTATTTAACCTACTGTTGCACCTGATATAATACTTCTGTCTAGCCCCTGTGCTGTGGTTACATCACTAGATACTACATAGGCTTTTATAGGTTGTTGGGTTTGGTTTCCTATTGCGTCTGCTAATTGGTTTGTACCACTTGCCCCGACTATGTTAAAACTAGGTGGTGATGGAGGTGTTGGTGTGCTTCCTCCGCCTGATGTTCTTCCTGGAGGAGTTCCACCTGATGGGTTTGTCCCCGCCTTTATATTTGAGATAGCTGTTTTTGCACCACGAACAGACCTAGCAATTCCTAGACCTGCTGAAATAGTGTTTATTGCAACAAAGGGCATACCCCCAGTTATAGGGAAATCCTTTACTGCTTTTGCATTTGCTACTGCTGTTGAGGATATTATCTGACCTACGGCTGCTGCTTGTTGTACAATAACTCCTGCAATGGCTAGTTTTTTGTTTTCCCCTGCCATTTCCTGCATAAAGCTACCAATGTTCCCAACTAAAGCTATTTCTTGTTGCATTACTGATTGCTTGTGGGCTAGTTTTGCATCGTCTGTGGCTGCTGATGCTGCTATGTCTTTAGCATCAAACTCGTCCTGTTTGTTTTTCAACGCCACATCTCTAGCGTTCATTAAGTCTAAGGGTATAATTCCTTTTTCAATAGCTAATGCAATTAACTTGTCATACTGTTCTTCTATTTTAAGAAGTTCTAATGCTCTTTTCTCATCCTCATAGACTGCTGTCTTATCTCTTATTTCACTTTTTAAATCCTCTAATGCTTTCAGCCTTGTAATCTCAGCAGCATCAGCAGCCTTTTGGTCTGCCACCCTTGTAGCTTCTATTGCATTTAACTCTGCTACCTCTTCTCTTTTAGCACCTAATATCTGAGATGATACCGCTTTAGCCTTACGAAGTTTTGCTGTTTCTAGGTCAATTAACTGGGCTTTTAAATTAGCCTCTTCAAGAAGGTCTTCTTTTGTAGAATTAGATAATGCATTTTCAGCAACCTTTGCGTCAAGTCTTAATTGCGCTGCTTTGATTTCCTTATTTGTAATCTCCTCTTCAAGAAGTCCTGCTTCAGTTAGAAAAGCGATACGCTCCGTAGCAGTAAATGTTTCCTTTTGAGCCGCTTTATCTAATAACTCGGCTCTTTTTCTGTTTGCCTCTGCTCTTTCTACTATTAATTTTCTGTCTAGTTTATCTGCTGCTGCTCTTTTATCCGCTATTCCTGCTGCAATTCTTCCCTCTTCAACTATTTCGCTAACTAAATCTTTAACAGCACCTGACACCTTATTAATGGTATCCTTCACACCTGTCATTGTGTCAATATAAGAACTACCCGCTGCCTTAGCATCAGCCATTGCTCCACTAAAATCACGAGCAAATACTTTCTTAATAGCACTACCTAAAAAACCAAAAGTTTCTATTAAGCTGCTTATTCTATTGGTTATGTTTTCAACAATTAAATTCTTTAAATCAATTATCGCTTGTTTAGGGTTTTCAAATACACCTATAATCATCATACCTAAGTCTGATAACATAGTAACAAGGTTACCTGTAACAGAACCGATGACAGCCATTATTTTAGCAAACTTATCTTACCTTCCTCTGAACTTGTAAAGGCTTTAGAAACGGCTAAAAGACCAAGAAGCAAAGCCCCAATCCCTGTCCCTATTATAGCAACCTTCATTAGATTAAAGCCCTTAGTCGCTCCGCCTACACTTTTAGTCATCCCGGTCATTCCCGAGATAAGCCCGCCAGTCTTAGAATCTATCATACCAATGACACCACCATAGTCGGCAGAGTCTTTAGTTGACTCCTTTAGTGTTTCATTAGCCCGTTTGCGCTCTTTAGTAACAGAGCCTAAACCTGCTTTTTCTTCTGTAAGCCTTGTTTTGGTTTCTTTGATTGCATCGTTTACAGACTTTCTAGCTGCGAGGTCTTTCTTAGATGTTTTTTGTAGCTGGGTTTCATAGCTACGCATCTCAGTTTCTAACTGCTCAACTAAATCCTCTTGTAGTTTTAAGGACTTGTTTAATTCATCAACATTTTCCTGAGCCTGTTTAGTTGATAGCTTCAGGGTGTACTCTCTTACTTCTGCCATTTTATACTATTTTTAATGATTTTAGAAGCACTTTTTAAGTCTTTAGGCAAGGCATTTTTCCCCTGTGCAATTCTTATGCTTTCAGTTTCCCCTTTTGCTAATTGTAGCAACTCAAGTATATTCTTTATCATACCTTATTTAATAATTCCATTTGACTTTTTCCGCTTTGGAGGTTGGTAGTGATGGAGTTAATTCTATATGTCTTTGTGTTTATTGTAAAGGTGTCATTTAGGTTAAAGTTGTAGATAATCCTTAATGGTAAATGAGCTGTTATTTTAGTCAGTCTTCTGCTTTGGTTAAAAATATCTATAATATATTCACTATGATAAACACCGAAAAGAGTTTCTGTAAATTGGTCAGACCCTAATTCATATTCGTTTAACTCATTATTAAAATGAATGTTTTCTTTACCCGTATGAGTCTTGGTATAAAGCATTTGAGGGAATCCAATAAGTGTTCTCTATGCTATTTGCTGAGGGGCTTGTTTGATAACTTACACTTGCATAGCCTGTTTGTCTTATTCCATAAAAGATTAAAGGCTTACCGATATATGGCTGTTGGTTTTCATTTACTGAATACCCCCATTGTATAGTCGTTGTTGGATTAGTTGAAAGACCAACATTTAACAACCTCTCATATTTCATATGCTAAAAGGAACTAAGACCTTATACACCTCTGTTGATGCATTATAATTAACTCCACCTGCTCCGTCAGTATCTGTACCCCCTATGTATTTTAAAGCACCCCAAGAAGTCCCAAATAGCTGATTGTGTTGTTTAGCTAGATATGTTCCTGTGCCTTCATAAGCATAGACAATTTCCTTATATGGTAAAGCAATATTCACTTCGCTTTGGGAAGTATCTACATAAGTGGATATGTTGTAGTCTACTGGGGCATCGTTACCTTCTATGTCCGCTTCTGTATAATAACTATAACTAGATAGCCCAAGTGAATCTATTGCAGCAGTTAAACAAGCCTCAGACTCTACTGTTCCACCATCATCAATAACCCTATCTGTAAAGGATGTTACTAAATCAATAACAGGGGTAGTCGTAGATTCTAATGGTCGCACAACAATCACCCCTGAATCATTACATAAGCTACGAGACTAAACATTTTAAACAACCCAGTAAGGAATGACATAATACTAACATCAGGAATCTGACTAGGTATCTGAAAATCAAAAGACTCATTTACTGTCAATGAACTCCTTGTTACGGCATCACTCCAAAAAGTAGCCCCTATTTCACCCTGTATATTCCAAACAACAGAAGTAAATACTAATGCTGAAGAGTAGACTAGACTCACACTATAAACACCATTTGCTACTAATGCAGGTGGATTAAAGGCTTGTGCACCTGTTACTAAAGATGAGGTAAAAATAGTAGTACCATTCAAGGTTACTACTAATGAATACTCAATAGCAGATTAAGCCCCATCGGGAGTTACTTTTATTTCATTGATTAATATCTTGTTTGAACCAGTAAGCAATATTGCAGGAATAGTGATAGTTGAGTACCCCATAATTATCTGAGAGGGGCTACCTGTCCAGCCTGTAACTAATGTTTCATAAGAAACTACCTGTTGAGGGGGTTGTACATCTCCGCTCTTTCTGTGTAACCACATATAGAGGTTATAGAAAACAGGGTTTGATATATTAAAGAAATCTTCTGAAAAAACTATATTAGTATTATACCCGTTCGCAACGGTGTACTTCAACTCAATCTCTTTTATTATTTCATAGAGTCTTAAAGCATACTTTAATTGGTTCCAGTAAACACCCTTAATAGCACTACCGCCTGTCCAAAGGTTATTACTATCTGTAATATCCTCTGTGCTGTTAAAATACAGCCTATCTGTGTGGGTGATTAAAGGTGTTATAATATGCGCCCCTGTTCCTGTTGCTTGTTGCATCTTAGTAAGAACACCTGCTGCGGAATAAGTCAAAGCATATTTAGCGTCATCAAAAGCTAATGAGCCTAATTTGTCTTCGCCTAAAATATCAGGTAACTCAACTGTGTTGCCAAAGAATGTAATCTTATAGGTATGGGCTACATTGTTTTTTAATGTTACACCCTCTAATTTAATTCTACCTGTTTTAAATGGCAAATAGTTTAATTCTATTTTACCTGCTTTTTTCTTTCTAGCATCATAGCCATCTACAATATCAAAATTGTAATAGTGCTTGAATATCTTGTTATTATTTTTACTCGCAGGTACAGAAAAGGTTTTAGAAAAGGAAGTAAATATCTTTGATATATCCTTTACATTTTGAATGGTCTGTGTAAGCGAAACCGTTTCATCTTTAAACAAGTCAAGCCTATCGCCTTCAATATATAGCTGTAATTCTTGCATCTATCTTACGTTGTTTATGTAATCAAAAGCGTCTTGAAATTCTATTGTATATTCTATTAACCTGTCATTCAATGAAGTCTTGTAAGTCATATCGGATGTTTTAATGACCACAGGGACAATCTCAGGTGTGTTAGGCGCGTTTTCTTGTATTCGTGTTAGCCATACATACTCGCTTAATAAAAGTTCCTCAAAATAGCTGTTAGCATACTCAGGGTAATACCCACTTGAAAGGGAATGTGATTGTTTTGCCCTTGTATTGAATATCCTTGTCGGGGCATTTGTCTGTGAGTAAGAAGGTAAAGCATCATCACCATTCATTGTTAAGGTGTTTGACTGATAGCTTTCATTTGACCTGTTTATATTTTTAACCTTCTTCAGGAAAAACCATAAATCTTGTAGTACCCCGTACTTGTTTATGAAGGTTATTTTATTTCCTTGCCCGTATTTAGTGCAATCAATTCTATTTATCATACAAGTAATACCCTCGTAGATAACAAAAGTGTCCTCAGCACGATAATATACATAAGACGTAATACCAGTTGAACTCATTACGGCTACATATCCTGATATTAAAGTTGGGGCATAAATAAAGAAGTCATCATCAGCACTACCTGTACCTGGATTTTTCTCCGTTAATAGGAAAGTAGGTAAATCTCTGTTTTTAAATGGTAGAGTATCGTTCACTCCCTGAACAAATAAACTATAAGCCTCATATCCATCACCGCTTGTAGTGGATATTATTGAACCAATAGTAGAGCCACCTGCATTAATAGTATCGTAGAACTGCATTGTTGTTTCAAAATAAACCTTCTCAGGAAGTGGTGCTGCAAATGTTTCACTAAATGTTATGTTTAGATAATCCCTAACAAGCTCTGATATTTCAAACACAGCAGGGGCAGCAGTAGCAGCGTCCTTTACAATAGTGTAGGCTAAAGTCCCATTAATAGTTAAAAGCATTTTCACTGACTTAACTAGTGAAGATGTGCTTGTCGCTTGTGCGTAGACTGGGCTTCTTAGTGCGTAATTGGTAGGCATAATTTATTTCTTTGTTCCTAATATTATTGCGTTCTCTATATCTAAAGCAAAAGCCTTAAGGAGATCATCAGGTAATCTCTTCAGCCCTGCTTCAAATGGCTTGGTAAAAAAGTTGTTACCCCTTAACCCTTGAGCGTATATACTGCGCTGTAAAACAAACCCCATACTTCTGTTACTTCCTTTTGCGTATTGTCCCTTTGCATTTCTGAACCTCATATTCTTGCTCTTTGCCCAGTCCGCTAACATTTGCATTGGGGGTCTTTTACTCTTGTAACTAAATCTGCTGTACGGGGCTTTCTGTATTCCGTTTTTAACTAGGCTAGGGTTTGCACCTCTTACACCTTCATCTACAAATACCCCATAGCCCTCCATTAAAAAGTCTACTAAGAAGTCAGATGCTTCCTCTTCGATATCGTATGAAATAGAGTTATATAATGCACCCTCTCCTTTTCCGTCTTTAGTTAGGTTTGACTTTGCTTGTTGAACCACATACTTTGCGTACTTCTTAAGTATCTCGTCAAGGTTGTCAAAGTCCATTAACAGATATATATATCATTATAAATCATTACGTCCATAGTAGCTGACCACCCTGCTAGTTGGTTTTCAAACCTATCGTAAAAAGGAGTGAGGTTTGGGCTTCCATCTAATTGGTACATATCTGTGTATAGCGTACCCATTCTAAGTCTTTGAATGAGTCTATTTAAAACGGCTAGTTGAGTGTTTAAGATATCCTGTACGTCATTGTTGCCTTTAAACCTGTCCATTGTTTTGTCTTTGGATTGGTCTACTATATCACAGGCAAGGATAGTAATATTGAACCTTAGTATTTGCTCTTCATCTACCACGTTGTTAATTATAATATGCCCAAGAGGAAAGATATCCTGCTTGTTTAAATTAACGTCTGTGATATCACCTGTTGTTACGGTGTTTATGTTTACGTCTTGAAGTAACTCGGTCTTTATTGTTTCCGTTAATTGGTAGAAACCCCTTACGCCCTGATTGCTCATTTAAAATTCTTTTTAATTTGTTTTGCTTCTAACTCGTTTTTGTCTTTCATAAATGATAGCATCATAAAACAGGCGTGTACATTTAGTTGAGTGATATCTTCAAATCGTGTAACATCTCCGTTAGCGAGTGCATAAACCGATTGATACCAACCCCACTTTCTTGAGAATTGAGATACTGCGTCAAGGTTTCTATCTCCTGATTGTCCAAAGAGTTCGTCATAGTTTTCGCTAAGTCTAGTCCTAAATTCCACAAAAAAAAAATAGAGGATAGAACGGCATCCATAGGCATATCCAAAAGGTATTCTTCATTGCCTACTACATACTTGTCTATGTTGTATTTATCTTTTAGCTTAACGATTACAGGGCGGTAAAGAACATTCATTGCCTTCTCCATATTTTCCCAATCACCTATAAAGGTATCTAGGTCAATATATTCCCCAAGTGTTAGGTCATCTAACTGAGGTTGAAACCCATAGTCGGTTCCGTTCAATTCAAACCTTGTAACTAGTTTTGGCTTCTCATTAAATATGTCTGATATCAAACCCGAAATCTCCTGAGAGTCCCTTAGTTGTAAACGCATAACCCTATCTAGTTCCACGCCACAGAATATCTCAATCATTTTAGCGTTCAGGAAGCGGTCATCTTCAACAGACTCTTCAATCTTCAAGTACTTTTTGTACTGTCTTAAAGTGATGTCCTTTAGTGAACTGGGTATTTTAATTTTAATTGCCATACTTATATAACGTATTTAATGAAACTTTTTATAGTCGTAAATCTAAATAAAAAAAGGCAGCCATTTCTGACCGCCTCTAAAGACTTTAAATTTAATTGTTAGGCTTACAGCATAGAAGCATCCCAACAGCTATTAGAACACACCCTTGTATCTTCCTCCATTGATGTACCGCACTCCTGACATTCGTATTGAGGTTCTTCGTATGGGTCGTACATATTATTTGATTATTTGCATAAGGTTAGTATTGATTGAGGCTACATAAGATAATAGCGGCTTTAATGGCTTTGTAGTTTCCATATTAGTCTTTTATTAAAATTAAGTCTAACTCATTAGCTACATAATTAATATGCTTTTGTGTTGTTTGCGACCAGTAACCTAGTTGAACTAAATTATCACCTTGAATCCTTGCAACTATCGTTGAATAGCTTTGGATTTCATTACCTATCATCTTTAGGTTTTGAGTGTACTTTTTAAATGTTTTCATATATCTGTTTTTTAATTATACTTAAAGATAGTAATATAAACGATATAAACAAAAAAATTAATAACTTTTATTTAATGTAAAGCGTATTTACCGAAGTTTGGTCTTGAAAGAATAGAGTACGTAGCATACCGACAAGGGTCAATGATATGGTTATGTTTGTCTTCAGGCACATTAACAAGCATACCTGACTTATCTTCTTTCCATTTATAGTTTCTGAACTCAGATATTGCGTTTGTAGAACTTACCAGTATGTGGATTTTATACCTTTTAAGTAAATCAATACCCGCATTTACAGAATCACGCCCCTTAATGCTTGGTAGTATATTATGACCCATACGTCTTAGTTCACTAATTAAGCGAGGTTCTGCACTATCAGCATAGATAGGGTTTGGTAAAAGGTTTTCCCCCTTTAAAAAAAGGTTGATGTCCTGTGTGGTCATTTGAGTTCTGTATAAATGCTCCTTTACATAAAGATTATATCCTTGGGTATATACAGCTACAAGAGTAGTCGGGTCGTTAGTGTAGCCAAAGTCCATTCCGTAAGCTATTAAAGATGCCTCTTCAGGTATTTGGTTTACCTCCGTATATTTGAATATTGTGCTTCTACTGGCTGCTCTTTCCCCTAGCCCATATACTTGCCAATACTCATCGTCTGTATCTCTGAGCCGTTCTATTTCTTGTATAATAGAATCCTCAACAAAAGGATTGTCTAGGTATGTTGTTTTAAAAAAGGCACAGTCCTCTCTAGGTAATACCTTGTCATAAATCCAATGGTATTCATCCGAGGGGTTGAAATCTAATATTATTTTATCTTGAGTTCTAAATAATAACTGCTGCCAGTCTTCAAAATATAATTCATTAGCCTCATTAATAAAAAGTAAATCCCTTTTACGCCCTCTAATCTTTTGGGGTTGGTCTAAAGATATAAACTCAATAAGGTTACCAAATAGGTGATACTCTGAATTAGATTTATTATGGAAGTTTTCGTGGTATATGTTATTGGCTTGTAGGATACCAATAAAATCTCTAAGCACTGTTGCACGAAGACTTGGAAATGTCTTACGGCATATAGTGATTATCTTGTTTTGGTTGTTTGTACAGTATTGAAATATAATCCAAAGAATGATATTATATGTTTTGCCTGACCTTGTACCGCCTTGCTCAACTACAATCTTTTTATCGTTTTCAATTAAATGCTCATAAACAACATTAGTCTTTATTTTTTGCTGAACCAATTATCTCAATTTGGAAGTTAGTAGGCATTCCTTCAACACCTGTTATTTCTTGCCGTTCTACATAGCCTCTGTTCTTTCCTTTAGTCTTTAAGTAAAAGATAGTTGCTGCTGTTGAGTTTTCTGATATTTGTTTATGTAACTGGCTTTCTGCAAAGTCTAAGGCAATGTTCTCAATATCCTTTACTTCTTTAGCAAACTCTTCATCTTCTTTTAACCATTTATAGAAAGTACTTCTAGGTATGTCGGCCTTCTTACAAGCAACTGTAACAATGCATAAACTTTGCTCTAATGATTTTAAAAGGCTTTCTTTTTTTATATGTCTACTTTTGTTCATTATTTTCCGTTTTTAATACTATTCAAAAATTCATTTCTTGCATTAGAATCTTCTTTAAAGTGTCCCATTAATTTTGTAGTTGTAGTCCACGTGTCGTGCTTCTTTACTCCCCTCATTTCCATACACATATGCTTTGCTGTTAATTGTACTGCAACTCCCTTCGGTTCTAATTCCTTCCATAAAAACTCGGCTACCTGAGTGGTTATACGTTCTTGGTTTTGCAATCTTCTTGAGTATGTTTCTAGTGTTCTTGCTAGTTTACTTAGCCCTACAATTCTTTTGTTTGGTATGTATGCTATTGTGCCAGTTCCGTAAAATGGAGCAATATGGTGTTCACATAAACTATGAAAAGGAATATTTGTTTGGACTATCATTTCATCGTATCCTTCCCCTTCAAAGCTAGTACAGTTCCATTTAGGCGGATTTAAGAACTCTTTAAAAAACTTAACAAATCGTTTAGGTGTTTCTTTTAAGCCTTCTCTGTTTACATCCTCTCCAAAATACTGTAACAGTCTTGTAACATTATCTTCAACTGTTTCCTCTGTATCTCCCTCTTTTGCTTCCCAAGGGAAAACAAGCCATTCACCTTGTAGTTCTTTTCTTTTGTCTATTAATCCAATAAAGGGTTTATTGTATTTCTTATAGCGTTCAAGTGTAGCTCCGCTATCGATTAAGTCATCTATAATAACATCAGCCTCTTCAATTGTATTAACTGCTTTTGATGTCATTCCTGCAATAATCTGACCTCCTCTTGGAACACCGTAATATTTAGTGTCTTTTGGAAACTCTCTTGTTACCTCTTCTAGTTTGTGGTAAACTTGTTCCCACGTTATAAATGTTTTAGTCATTTTATACACCTGTTTTTTTATTCCAAAGTTCAATATGAAGCCTTGTGGTAAAGTTTAAATATTTTTCTTTTGCTAATTCTGCTACTCGTAATTTATTTTTATTTAGCAGTTCTTGGTTTTCTCCTGCTGGCATTAAATATATCTTTTGCCCGTCTATAATAGGTAAATAGTCTTCTTCAATTTCTTTCCATTCTTTTTCTGAATTTACTACAAATTTAAAAATAGTGTTCTTTTTATTTAATTCCTTAATAACTTCAGGCTTAAAGCTCATACTTTTATCGTTTCCGCTATTCTTTAGCTTTGGACTACAATTCCATAAGTCGATTTCAGAAAAAAGAAATTCATTTGGCATTACTGTTCCGTTTGTTTCAACTTCAAAATAAGTGTTTGGATTTACGTTTTCTTTAACGTATTTAATGAAATTTTCTAGCCCCGCCTGTTGCATCATTGGTTCACCACCAGTTAAAATAATATGAGCGTTGTTTTTGATGGCTTGAATACAATCTTGTGGAAGGATATTATCAGGTTCTTTTGACTGTGCTTTCATCCAAACCTCAACTGTATCGCATCGCCATTCAGCGTCATTATAAAGTTCTCCATCAAACTGTGTGCCCATACCTCCACACATAAGGTTACAACCACCAAGACGAACAAATACAGATGGAATACCTATCGTTTTACCTTCTCCTTGAATAGAGTAAAACACTTCACTTATTGCTAATTTATTTTTCATAGTTCTTCGTATATAGATGAATTATTTTCATTCTCCCAACATTCAACTTTGGTTACTCTGCACCTTCCGCCTCCTGTTAAAGATAATCTTTTATTGAAGTGTTCGTAAACCAATTTAGCGCAGCTTTCAGCACCCATCTTTTCAAGTACCACTAATTTAGCCAACCCCATCTCATCAAGATATTTAAATGTTTCTAGCTGAGGGTCATCTTTCTCTATTAATAAAGTGTGGTCAAACATATCATTAATCCATTTCTTTAGACCGTTGCCTATTGGAGAATCCTTAAAGCCTCCGTAATCTACAATCCAGTTCATTTCATCTAACCCTTCGTTAACTGACGTGTCAATGGCTTCAAAATATACTTTGAATACTAAAGCGTATCCGTGTAAAAGTTGGCAATGAGAATGTACTGCTCTCCATTGCCTTAGAGCTACGCTGTAATTTTTAAATACCTTGGTTGATTGAAATCTTTTCTGTGTCTTCATATTCTTATTCTTGGCTACCTGCGTGAAGCGAGTATTTGTGTTTTAGAACTCTACATTGGTGAATGCAAAGTGCGTAGTACTCAAATGACTTGTTCGTCATTGATGTGATATTGTATTGCTGCATAAAACGCTCAATGTCTGGTTTGTATTTATTAGCGAGTTTCGCTGTATTAATTTCTTTGATGCTGTGTTTCTTATCAATTGCTTCAAATTGCCCGTATCTCATTGGAGCCATCCAGCTTGTGCTATCAGCAGAAGAACAGAAGTTACATTCTTTTAGTAGTTTCAGCTCTGTGCATCCAAGAAGGTGAATGTCAATAGATGGCTTCTTGTTTTTAATATATGAAGCAAGGCGATACGTGTAATCTTTCTTTTTTTAATGCGGAGTTCCGGAACGCTGATGGCTATATATTCTGAATACTCTATTAATCGGTCAAGACCCTTCATACCATCTTCTATGTGGAAGACATTGATTTGTCTATTGGTGCTTTGTTCTTTCATATATTGGCGATATTTCCAAGCCTGTTCTACTCCTAACACTTTTTGACAATCCACTTCAACATATGCGCCTTGATAGTTTGTTACTTCCATAAATTCAAGAATAAGGTCTGTCCATTTATCTAAGTACGGAACGCTTTTCTCACCTTTCTGTGAGCCAAACATTAAGGTAAATAAACCTGAATCCATTATGGTATGCTTACTTAACTTTTCAATCGTAGATGGAATGGAACTGTGATTTAGCTTTCCGTTTTCAATCTTATTATGAATGAACTTGTAAATAGAGAAAAGACTGTAATGCACTTCAGCAGTATTTGTAATCATTAAATGATTTAAAGCCTCTAATCCTGCAAAGTGAACTTTAATGTTTGATTGGTTTGGCACTATCATAATTCTATTCTTGCGCCTCCTTTACCATCTTCAAAGACTTCAACCCAAACACATCCATCTTCTTGTGCGAACTCTAAGACTTCTTCTGCAATCATTTCACAGCTCATATTCTCAAATTCACAAGGGCTGCCATATGACTCGTGTAAGTAATCTTTTAAATAATCTTGTTCAATAAAAATTTCTTTTTCTCTGTTTGAATCTTCTACTTTATATCCTACACGAATCTGAAAAATATGTCTATGGTTGTGTTCTAAAAAAGAAACCTCTTTAGGAGCGTTTGGATAAAAATGAAATCCTTCAATGTCAAAATCTAATATTACTGTTTTCATAAATTTATTTATTTACTATAAGGTCGTAAATTATTTTCTCTTTTGAACCAGATAGCTTGTTTAAAATTTCAATAATAACATCGTAGTCTTCTTGAGTATATTCCAATACTATTTTATTTTTTTCCGCTGTATCATCTTGTGATAAATCTTCTTCGTTGAAGAAATCATCTAACTCTAAATCTTCATCAGGCTGCCATACGTCCATTCCCCAGTCTTTTAGTTCTTTTGTGTCCCAAGCGTTGGCTAGTATGTCCCAATCCCATTCCCCGAAACCTACATTGTCTTTAATAACAAACTGTTGTACCTGTTTTTCTGTTAGGTTTTCGGCTTTAATTATATACACCTCTTTCAAACCAAGCTCCTGACAGGCTTTAAATCTCATATTACCACCTAGTATGTTCATATCGCTATTAACGACGATAGGGCGTAGCTGAAGCATCTCAGGGAACTCCTTAATGCTCTTGACTAATTTCTCAAACTTATCTTTCCTAATTGAACGAGGATTGTTTGGGTTTGAGAACAACTCGGTAATCTTAACTTTTTGTATCATAGTTATATAACGTAATTATTTAGTTGTTTTTTCTCATTTTATAAAATAGAAACCCGTTCCATATTAAAAGCAGGGCAAGGCATATTGATATATCAATCATACTGGTCAAGTTTTCTTTTGACTGCAAGGTATGTCAACCGTTCTCGCCTAATCATATAGGCGCACATTACCGTTATTATTATTAATACAATCATATCTTGTGTGTTAGTTTACCGTTCTTGAAATTGTCTTGGGAACATAATTCACCATTGACATTCCAA